GGTTGGTATGGCATCGGTTACTAAATCCTTAGTAAGCGCACGGTTCTCTATACACTTCCCACAATGCGGAAATCGTCATAGGTGCCGGTTTAAGGTTGGCTAAGTCTGTGACGGCTTCTCGGTTCGTGTAGAGATAGGCGATATACATTAAGCAACCAATCTTAATAGCCGGGGTAAAAAGTATGGTCTTTTCCGTTTCTTCTTCCCCAAAGGTTTTGCCAATATGTTTTTGGCATACTTCTAATGTGGCCACCTTATAGGCTTCCAGTAACTCATCATCTAAATCGTGATCAAGATTTAAGTGCGCTTTGATTTCATCAATCGTTAAATTAATTTCCACCATTGCCGGTCAACTCCTTACAGATAAGCTGCAGTTCTTTGTGCGCTTCTTTACTATCAATAATGTTCATTATCTCTAGCGAACGGCTCCCATATTTCACGCGCATAGTGTTATCAACATTAGTTCCGTAACGTATGCGAATGCGCACCGTATTTTCATTTAATGGCACCGCACCGGAGAAGAACTCTCTACCTTGTAATGGTTCAACCGCCGCCCGGATATTGGCAACGGTTTTCCATTTACTCACAATACCGCCGTAGTCGTTCTGTTCGTTCACTTGCTTTTGTAGGCTAATCACCTTGTTATACTTTCCGGCCTTAATCATGATTGCCATCGCTTACCCCTGATTCTTGCTCATCACCGCGTTTTACTTCTACGGTTTGTTTCCATGCTTGGCTGAATTCATCACCTCCAGCATAAGGCGGTAAGCCTTCACGTCTGCGTACTTCGTTAGGTGACATTACGCCCGCTTTAATCGCTACATCATAGCTATTGAAACGTTCGTTTTGACTGGTGCGGAGTAAGTCGCTTGTGTCAAATTCGATTAAGTGCCGTTTCTTGCTACTGCTCGTTAAGTCAATCATTAAGGCATCTTTAAGCTGTTGTTCAAAGTTAGTTAGCCATGGGCGCAAGGTTTGTGATAAGAACGCTCTACTAGCCTCACTGAAGTTCGCATAACTACTATTGGAATAATCTTGTAGGAAAATCGGGCTTATGTTGTAGATTCGGGCTATATCGGAAATTGTGAAGGTTCGACTTTGTAACCATTCGGCATCTTGGTTTGTCATGCCTAATTGTTTGTATTCCATTGAGCCTTCAAGGATTGGTGTTTTCCCCGCGTTCTTCGCGCCTTTGTAACGCTCTAAGGCTTTCACTGCCTTCTGTGCTTTCGCATCGTCTAACCATTCAGCCGTTGAGATTAGTCCGCTTGCCATCAATCCGTTTTTCATGATTGCTGCGCCGTGTCGTTGTTGTGCTAAACCTAGTCCAATCGTTTCACGGCAAACTGTCACAGGTGAACGCCCCATAAATCCATCAAAGGAACTATGGCGTAGGTGTAACATTTCATCTTGAAGGTAGTTTCTAGTTACTCCGTTTAAGTCCGTTACTTGGTAAATATGCTCGCCTGTTACTTTACGGAAGATATTTACTTCGCTCGGCTGATAAGGTGTAAGGCTTACAGGTTCGCCCTTGTTATTCCACTCAATCACTGCGTAAGCATTACCAGTTAGCAAGCAATGGCGCATCATCGTATATTTGAACTGGTAAGGCGTTTGATTTCGGTTAGGCATTTCATTTAAAAGATATTCAACCGGATGACGGTAGATTCTTTCTCGCCCATCTTCTTTCAGTGCGTAAAGATAACAAGGCATAGATGCTACCGCCTCGGCAATCACTGTGACGGCGTTCATAACCGCTGGTAGAGCCTCTGCCGTTTGTGGGCTGACATATTCGCCCGCGCCTGTATTATTTACGCCCATGTAAGAGATGAATTCATCAATAGTGATTGGTTCGCTGCGTTGCTCTTTTCGTCTAAAAGGATTCCACATATTACGCCCCCATTACATCAACCCACTTGCTTAAAAGTGCGGTAGATTTATCTTGCGTTTTTTCTTTAACGGCCACCATCGAACGCTTAGCGATTTCAACACTGCTTTCCGGATAAGCTGGAATACTTGTTACGGTAACTTCAAATAGATCCGCTTTAATCACAGTTCTTTGATAAGGCTCTACATCAAAATTCCATTCTTCTTCCATCGCTCTGAATCCGAAAGACATCCCTGTAATATCACCGCGAGAAACACTAACTAATAAATCTTTTCCGATTGTTGTATCGGGCGGAGTTAGTTCAAAGCGTAAGCCGGTTGAATCTTCTTCTAGCTTTAATGTTCCCGCACTTGTTCGACCTAGTAACTTGGTGTAGTCATGTTCAAAGAGTGCGCGCACATCTTCGCCACTCGCTAGGCTGTCACTGAAAGCTTTAGGCGCAAAGGATTCCACAAAATCACAGTAAAGCACTTGTGAAGGGCTATTCCATTTCACCGCATAACCGACTAGCTTTTGATTTTCTTCATCGGCTGAAAGTGTTGCGGAGCGGATTTCAAATTCTTTATTCATATTTCACCTATTAAGCAAAAAAAGGGGCTTTCGCCCCTCTATGATTTATGCTGTTGTCTCAATCACTTTGATAGCGTTTGAATCTACTACGCCACCACCTAAATATTTATCGGTGTGTACTTTATAGAATCCCGGTTCGGTTAAGTTGTCCGGACGGGTTCGCACGCCTGTTTCGTGATCTACGATGAAATATCCGCGTTTGAAGTCACCGAAGGCAATTACTGCTTTGTTTGCTCCGCCTGTCGGCATTGTTTCTAAGAAGTGGACTGGACGACCTAATAATGTTGCTGGGGCATCGGCTGTTAAACCATCGCGCCAGATATAATCGCCGTTTTTGTTTTTAAGTTTTTGTAATGCTGCTGCAATCGTTGATGACATCACCCAAACCGCATTTTTACGGTATTTGCTATGAAGTGTATAGAACGCATCGATTAAAGTATCTGCATCAATCTTCGCTACACCTGCTACTTCAATTTTTTGAAGTTTGCCGAATTGTCGAGTTTTGTCATCTTCGGTTGTGCGTTGGTAGGTTAAGAAGCCTTTTGATTTCTTGTTACCATCACCGGAAGTTAAATCAGTTTCTTCTGTTTCTGTGAAGGTTTCAGAAATTTCATCAGTTAGCCAACCTAAAACATCAATGCTTGAGAAGTCTAAGATTTCTTGTGTAGTCTTAGGATAAGCATAGATTGAATTTAAAGCGATTGTTACTTCATGAAGTTTCGGGCTTGCTGTGCCGTTTCGTGCTGTGCCTTCTGTTCCGTGTTCTACTGCTGCGCCGCCAGCCGATACTAATTTTTTGTATTCTTTCGCTCCAACCGGTAAGCGTACTACGTTACAAAGTTGGCGCATTACGCTATCGTCTGTTAAGCGTTTCATTACATCTTTGTCTAACTGTGGGATAACTGAATATCCGCCATCTTCACCGTTAGCCGTAGTTAAATTGCGAAGTTCACCAGTTTTCACATAATGGCGTAACTCATCATTTGAAAGTTGTTTCATGTTGCGTTGTTCTACCTGTTTAGTTTGAGCATCTAGGCTACGTTCTTCATCTACTACGGTTTCATACTTGCTGATTTCATCAGTCATCTGTTTGACTAAATCTTTCAGCTTTTCAAAATCTACTGATTCAGTTTCATTCAATGAACGATTCTCTTTTTCTGCTTTTTCAAGCATTGAGCGCATTTCTGCGACTTTTTCCGCCTTTTGTTGGCGTAACTCAATTAGTTTTTTAAACATATTCATTTATTCCTTATGAAATTTCTTAGTCTAAATTTAGACGACTTTTATTAAGTCAAAATATAATATATAGCGTTTAGATTATTAATTAAACACATTATTTTTCAATAGTTTAGTTACGTTTAGATACGGTAAGTTAGAATTGTTTGATTGCTTAAATTTTGAACAGCTATAGACTAAATATTCTGTATTGAGATATCTTTTTTTTGATTGGTGAACAAAGGTGAACAATGGTGAACAGTTGGTGAACAATAGAAAAGAATATAACTATATAATAAATAAAGAGTTTTAAGGATTGGTGAACAAGGTGAACAGTTTTTCTATAAAATTTTTAACGCACGGCTTATTAGTGGTATTATGGCATCAGAAACTATCATAAATTTCTAGTGAATTTGATTTTTAGTAACAAGCTTAGTAACAAGATTTTTGCCTTTGAAAAATAAACATTTAAAATCAATACAATACAAGCTAATTCGGGTTCAGCTAGTGCACCATCTATTAAAGCCAGTGAGCTTCCACTGGCTTTTCCTAAAATTCATTTTTAAATCAATAAGTTAAAAACTTAACTCATACCAATTAATCAATTCTTTAAAACTGAAATATTGCCAACTTTTAGTTATTTTTGTATATTTCTCGCAGTTAATTACGCCAAAATTACGCCTTGTTTGGTGTAATTACACCAAAATTAGAAGATACAAATAAATAATAAAAAATTTAAGGAACTATAAAATGAGCGTTTTAATTAAAGAAACTGAAAGATATATCGCCAATTGCGAGTTTAGTTTACGTTCCAATTTAGGCACTTTCTTTCATTTTGATATAAAAGAATTTGCTAAATTTATATTAAATAACTACTGGAAAGAAACCTATTTCAGAAATCATAGAAAATCCTCTTATAGAATATTAAGAGCAAAATTAGTTGAAGAACGCTACTTAGTGATTTACATGCAGTATTCTAACGGAGAGGCTGCCAATCCGGCATTTGCTAACCTAAATAATGGTAAATCTAGAATAATTAAGAAAAATGATGATGAAGGCGTTGCTTGCTCCGCTCATCTCGTTATTGATATAACACCAACAGATATGCCAAATAAATTTAATGCCATACTAGAGGATATGCAGGGATTAACGCGCACAATGGTTTGTAGTTTAATTAATTACATCTCCAGACATTATAAAGTTCAAGATCCAAATGAAAGCAACAAGTCACATAAGCCAATTGCTAACTTAGAGTTTTTTGCTAAAAATAATTTTGAAACACAACTCAGGGACGGGAAAATAGAATCTATCGTTGCTTACCAAGAAAGTTTTAAGCAGTCATCTGAAATGGATCTCGATGGTACGATACAATACAAAGAAGTACATCGCCTTGAATTTGCTAAGCCATCAATTTTAACCAACCCAATCAAATATCTTGCTGCAACAGCAAGAATTGCTAAAAATGAAGGATTCTACGGTTTGAAGGTAACTCATAAAGATAATAATAAAGAACAAAGTGGAAAGTATAAACTACCTACAGACGAAATGGATCCTGAACAATTATATGAAGATATTCGTCTAGCCCCATTTATTAGTAAACAATGTATTATTCTTGATAAACCTCGTGGTATATGTAATCATACATGGAGCAGTCATCTCATTAGAGCAATGATAGACGCTTTCTAAATTGGTAATTTCTAGAATGTTCGTATGTAGCAAGTTATTCTCGCCTCTTAATTATTGGCGCATTTATCACAAAGAAAAAGTGATCTTTGACATAGTATTACCTGTTGTTTGTGCGGCTTCCTTCTTAATATTAAACTACACAATATTTCCTCACAAAATATCTATTCTTGGAAGTAAAGGAATAGTAGATCTTATTAATGGCATACTTCAAATATTATCAGGTTTTTATATTGCCTCATTAGCGGCAATTGCCACAGCATCACTTCCTCGTTTAGACGAGCCAATGAAAGGTGCTACCCCATTATATATAGGAAAAAAACAAAAAATAGTAACTCGTCGGGTGTTCTTAACCCATCTGTTTGGTTACTTATCTTTCATGAGCTTGCTTGTCTATTTCACTGGAGGAATTGTTAAGGTAGCCGCACCAAATTTACAACCAATATTTAATTGCTTTATTTTAAAAGTGGCACTAAGCTCAATTTACTTATTTTTTATCTTTAATTTAGCATTCGTAACAATTCTAGGTTTATTCTTCATGATTGAAGATAATATAAATAAAAAATAGCTTATCCATACCAAAACCGCCTTCTGGCGGTTTATTTATTAGGTTTTCATCCACTAATTTCAAGAAATCATTTTCTGATGGTCTTCTTATGCTATGACCTTTAGAAATTAACTCTCGTACCTTTATCTCCTTATTACTTAATTCTTTTCTATCTAATCGACTCTTATCTTAAATATCTTTGATGAGCAATATCTCTTTTGTAGAAGCACCATCAGCTACATCACAAAAAACAGAAGCAACTTTTATTGCTTCCTATTTACAATGACTACGCCAAAATAACCTTATCTAACTGATTTAT